TGGGGGTGGTGCCGACTTTGTGATGTTAGGAGGAATGTTGTCAGGACATGATCAGGGTGGTGGCAAAATTGTATCACAAATGACACGCAGTAATCAAGTATGGATACAAGATGATGGCACTCCCGATGATATCTTTACGACGAAACAGTTTGTCAAATTCTATGGTATGAGTTCAAAGTCTGCCAATGACAAGCACAGTGGTGGATTGAAATCATATCGTGCTGCAGAAGGCAAAGAAGTTGCTGTGCCGTATCGTGGTGATGTTGGCGATACCCTACAAGACATTCTTGGTGGCGTTCGTTCAACTCTTACCTATACAGGTAGCAAGTCACTAAAAGAACTATCCAAGCGTACAACATTTGTGTTGGTTAATAACCAAGTGAATAAAATATTTTCTTAAAAACCCTTGACAAATGATGTGTGAATTACTAAATATATGTAGACGATGCCAATGATGGGTCGTCTACAGTATACTCGCTTTAAAAAGGAGAAACAAGCATGAGTAACCTATTACAGGTCTTTGACCAGAAATTATTTGATAACCTTCACCGTACCACTATTGGTTTTGATCGTATCCTAGATGATATGCTGCGTGTAAACACTATCAATGTTCAACAGAATTATCCACCATACAATATCATCCGCAATGATGAAACCAATTATGAAATTCAGATTGCCGTAAGTGGCTTTTCTGAAAAGGATATTGATATCACCTTAACTGATAATCAATTGGTTATCACTGGCGAAAACACCGATGAGGATGCCAATGAGTATCTTCACCGTGGTATTGCTGCTCGCAAGTTTATTCGAACATTTTCATTAAGTGATGATGTTGTGGTAAATGCTGCAAAGGTTAAGAATGGCTTGCTTATCGTATCACTAGAACATGTTGTTCCAGACGAAAAAAAGCCAAAGAAAATTCCTGTTATTGCAGAGTAATTTATAGCAATAAACACGGCGGAAATTGTTCCGCCGTGTAAATATAATAGAGATGAGCAAAAAAATGAGCACAGAAACAGCAACTACTACCAAAGTAAAAATTGCGCCACGCAATGACTTAGTTCCGCCACCAAGTTTTCAAGTAATTTTTATGAATGATGACGTAACTACTGTGCAATTTGTCATGGCTGTTTTAATGGAAATATTTGATCATAGCGAAAGCAGTGCAAGTGATTTAACTGTAAAAATTCATGAACAAGGACAAGCTGCAGTAGCCGTGCTGCCTTTTGAGATAGCAGAAAGCAAAGCAGTAGAAGCAACTCTACTCGCTCGAACTAATAGTTTTCCACTTAATGTAAAACTTGAACCAGTATCCTAAACGTCGATAAGTTTTGGAAAATATACGGTTCCTATATTTTCTTCTTCACGTCCACGAGGATTGCACACATATCGTATACCATCAATTACTTCATCATAACATTTGTGTACGTGACCAAAACACCAAGTTTTAATTTTTCTATTAGTGTTGGCATTAAGCGAAAGTTTAAGCAAACTATTTCCAGTTCTGCCAGTATGATACTGCGGCATAGGTGGTGGTATATAACTGAATTTCTGTAGTGGTGCTGTGTGAGTCACAATAACTATATTAGCAATACGTGGGTCGTTGTTAAACGTTTCTACTTGTTCATATAATATTTGAGCATCTGTTTTTGCAGTGATGAATATTTCACTTAATAATTTTTCACTATAGGTTTGATCAATCAGGCTATTCCAACAATCTGCTGTGCTAATCTGTGGTTGACAAAAATCATAAGTCCACCAACCATTGCAACCAACAAAGGCTGTATCATCAAGCACAAGGCATGATCTGTAAAGGTAAGTTATATTTGTATGATTGCGTAATTTTGCTTGAAATGCCGAACAATTAGCTTCAATATCCATGCTATGATTATGTTCATGATTTCCATCTACAAAAATTAAATGTCGATAACAACGAGACATTTCTACTAGAGTAGCATAGCTATAATCCCAATCATTTGAAATATCACCAGCAACTACCGCAATAAGACTAGTTCCTAATCCACGATAGTTTAGCAACTTATCTTTTGCCCACCAATTATCATGTAAATCGCTATATAAATCAAATTGCATTTTTTCTAACCCACTTTTAATTAGCCTATATAATCGTATGAATATTATTTTTGATGAAAAATTAGCACAACAATTATCTGAAAAATATACAGTTCTTGAATTAGATACTGTAATGCAACCTGGTTTGCCACAGCCAATTAAATTATTTGCTGTTTTAGAAGTAACAAATATTCAAGATATAACAACATTACCAATTATGTGCCAATTACACTTTGAAATGATAAAATCTTATAAAAACAGTGAGTGGGAAAAAACTTTAGAATTAGTTGCTCAGCTTCGTGGAAAATTTGCTGGTGAGTTGGATGAATTTTATGATTTAGTTCTTGACTTTGCTACAGAATCTGCTAAAGTAAATAGAAGTTGGGACGGTATCAAGCATACTGTTCCAAAAGAATAAAGCCCAAATAGCACAGCGGTAGTGCAATGCACTTGTAATGCATAGGTCGGGAGTTCAATCCTCTCTTTGGGCACCATTTTTTTAAAGGAAAGTTATGTCACGATATTGGTCTGAAACAGCACTATTTGATTGGCTTCGTGGGAAGTTTGGTATTGAAAAGCCAACCGCTCTTGAATGGGGCGCTTGGTCAGTGTGGAAGCGTGAGACCAAAGCCGCACATCCTGTTGGCTATTGGGTAACTGAAACCTTTCCTCGTATCATTGATAAAATTGATCGCAATACTGTTGGACATATTGATAATGCTCGTTATTATCTGCGCAATCGTTTTTGGCGGCAAACCCATGTTCTTCCAACAGGATTGCCTGTTGGTGAATATCATGATTTAGATGAGCGTATTCTTCATGGTATCATGCAAGGCATTGTTGATTATGTTGAAAAAGAACTTGCTTGGAAAAGCCGTTGGTTGAGCACAGAAGAAAGCAAGAAAGTTGTGTGGAAGAATGGTCGTTGCCCCGAACTTGGATTGAAATATCTTGAATGGGAAAAGGGTTTGCTTTATGACGAGTCATGGGGCATGGAACCAAGCGATGCAAAGTTTGGCGAACTTACTGACCAGGCACTTCGTGCAATAGATGTGTTGCAACTTTATAGCTGGTGGAAAACAGAACGCCCACATCGCCCTGACTCACATGACGCAAGTGGTTGGAGCCAGTATTGTGATGATATGGACAAGAAGTATGGACGTGATCATTTCTTTGAAAGTCGTGATCAAGAAACCAACGAAGAACGTACACGTAGTCGTGCGGCATTAGACAAGTCTCACGAAATTGAAGCAGCATATGATGCAGAAGATACTGCTATGTTGATGAAGGTAATTGAAATCCGTAAGGGTTTGTGGACTTAACAATTTTTAACGGCGGCACGGCTGTGCTAAAAGGTTGGATCGAGTATAACTAAAAACCGTCTGTGAAGGCTGCAGACCATATCGGGCGGACTGGACAGGTGAGAGACCTGTGGAAGGTAATGGGGATTGTGTCACACAATTGAAATCCGAAAATTTGTAGTCCAAACTAAAACCATCGTGGAAGTAGCGTCCCACCCGTTAAAAAACTATTGACAACCCGCAGACTATATAGTATATTAAGAGAATAAACAAAAGAGAGTATATGACAATGTTAATCATGGGATATAAAGATAAGCCAGAGTGGTCAAAGGTTCGTGCTGCGTTCAAGCGTTGTACAGACTTACCTGCCGCTGACATTGAGAAGATTGTCAAGAATGTCAAGGAAGGTAGAACCGAAACTATTCCAAATGACCATACTCTATATGAAGACTTGCGTGAACTTGGTATCCTGATCAAGTAAATGTCATAAACTCCCCTAAATAATACCTAGTGGAGTTTTGAATTTGTTAAATGATTATTGGGCAAAAACACAACAAATTGCAGAAATTAGTAAGTGGCTTGATATTGCTCAAGCTAAATTTGAAATAATTGATAAACTTTTTACTAATATTGGTATCAAACCTAAAAGAATACTACTGCCTGTTTTTAACCCAATTGTGTTGTTGCTTGAACAACACTATGATTGTGTAGTTGTCGCAGATCAAAGCCTTAAGTATTCCTGGCAAAGCAATAGTGAATTTGTAGATAGTCTTGGGGATGTAGGTACAGTAGATGTTTGCCTTGCGCTTGATGAATACTTTACCTATGCTGACAGCGAAAATGCACAGCGTGATTTGCTAGATCAAATTAAAAAAGTGCTGAGTGGTTATCTTATTACTACACTGCAAGATTATAAAAATAATGCTCCACATAAACGCAGCCAAGTAGATGCAGCAAACTGCAATAGCATTATTATTATTGAAGAAAGTGTCCTAGACAGAAATAATAAGCAGAACTGGGAAAACTATATATACTTTATAGAAAACCACAATGATTTAACAGTTCTAGGACCAACGCCTCGCCGCACTATGTATTTTAAACAATTGGCAAAATACTGCAGCGACTTACAAGGCACACAATATGTGATACAGAAGAATCTGTTATATCGTGGTTTTTATAAAAGAAACTATGAACACATCATCACGGTGCGTTTTGTTTAAAAGGAACAGGCGTGGACTTAAAAATAGAAGAAACGATTGCCGCAACGCTACGTGCAAGCATTGAATCACATATTCAAAATATTAACCTAGATGAAATCATTGCAGAACACTTACAAAAACAAGTGAGCAATGTTATTATCAACCTAACAGGCAAGATATTCTCACAGATTGTAGATAAGCGTGATCTTGAAAGCGAAGTCACTGCACTCGTTAATAACATACTTGCTGACCAGTTGATGACACTTGGACACAATAAAGTTGGCGAGTTGTTGGGAACACTTGATATTACAAGTATCGTAAACACTAAGGCAGAAGCAGCAGCAAATGATGCAATCTCATCTTTTAAGTTTCCAGATAGCAGTATACCATTTGCCAGTTTAAATCTTGATACAGCACAACTGCCAGCAGCAAAGTTAGATAGTGGTATTGTGCCACAATTTAATAGTAAGGGTATTAGCGATACCTCAACCAAAACTCAACTTGTTGTAACTGATGAAGGAATTGTTACAACCAATAACATCACTGCTGAAAACTTGTTAATTGACGATAATGCATTCTTCAAGAATATTACAGTAGATGGAGATTTCTCTATTGCTGGATTGGATGCGTTTGTAAAGAGTATTGCTGACGAAACTGCTGCAGTTTATACTGCACAAAGCACTAAACAAGATATTGATATTTCAGGTCGTAACATTGTGTATGGTGACAGATTAATATTAAACCATGACACACTTGGTCCACAGATTATCAACAGTAACATACGTCGTGTTGGTAATCTGCAAGAATTAAATGTTGAAGGCCAGGCTATTATTCACGAAACACTTGTTGTAACAAATCGTAAGGTTGGTATCAATACAGAAAGTGCAAGTGGTGCGTTATCGGTATGGGATGAAGATGCAGAGTTTACTCTAGTAAAGCATAGTCCACGTACAATGTATGCTGGTTCTACTCGTGCTACTGATTTAATATTTGGAACAAATAACCAAAACCAACTAAAATTAAAAAGCAACAACAGCATAGAATTAACTGGATCACTGCGTTTTAATGGGTTATTAATAAACGTTGTAGACCGTATACCAGAAAATATTGGTGAACCTGGTGAAATTGCAATCATGCGTGACGGCACGGCTATATATAGATGCCAAGGTCAAAATAGTTGGGGGAAGATTCTATAATGCCTATTTTTAAATGGATTTATAATATTTTTGATGATATGATATACAAATATAAGCGTCGTCGTTTGCTCAAAGAATTGCGCAAGCGTGATCCATTTATATATTGAGGAAAAATGTTATTAGGTATCAATGCTAACAATCATGACGCAAGTATCGCTCTTGTTGATGGGTCTAATATTCTGTTTGCGGGTCACGCTGAACGGTATAGCAGAGTAAAGAATGATCCACATCTAAATGAAGCATTGATTGACGATGCGCTACAATATGGTATACCAGATAAAATAGTATGGTATGAACAGCCGTGGAAACGAGCGGTTCGTAATCTTATAAGTGGTCAACGTCCACTACACTATAACTTAAAATCCTATCTTAAGAAATATGGTCTTGGCAAGATACCTGTTGTTACTACACCGCATCATGGTGCACATGCTGCTATGGGCTATTATACCAGTGGATTTAGAGATGCAGCCATCGTAGTTATAGATGCTATTGGTGAATTAGAATGCACCTCTGTATGTCGTGGAATTAACAACAAGGTTAGCAGAGTTTGGCACAATGTTTATCCACAAAGCATTGGGCTATTTTATAGTGCTGTCACAGAATATCTTGGGTTTAAACCTAACGAAGAAGAATATATTGTCATGGGTATGGCTGCATACGGCGAACCAAAGCATCTAAAAACCATGCTCAATGAGTTCTTTGGTGCATGGAATCCGCCAAATGTAGAGTTTAAACATAACCTACATCGTGGTATGCGTTGGTGGACTAAACCTAAAGATGAAGGTTGGAAGCCAGAAGATATTGCAGCCTCTGCACAAGCGTTATATGAGCAATACTTAATGGCAATTTGTCGTTATGCTCGTGAAGTGATTGGCAGTGATAATCTTGTACTGGTAGGTGGTTGCGCATTAAACTGTGTGGCAAATAGCCGATTAAAAACATTTACTGGGTTTAGTAATATATGGGTGCCACCAAATCCTGGTGATGCTGGATTAAGTTTAGGTGCGATTACATATCATACTAAACAACATGTACATCTTGATCATGCATTTCTTGGTTATAATATTGATCGTAGGGTTGATGTTCGTGCAGTTGTTGATGCACTAGAAGGGGGGCAAGTCGTAGGCATTGCAAATGGTCGTGCAGAATTTGGACCTCGTGCGTTGGGCAATCGTTCGCTACTTGCAGACCCTCGTGGTGACGATGTAAAAGACCGTGTGAACCGAATCAAGAAACGTGAACCATTTCGTCCATTTGCTCCTATCATATTAAAACCTTGGTTTAGGGAATACTTTTATAGTAAGATGCGAGTAAACCATGATTATATGCAATGGGCAGATGCTTGTCTTTCGCCCCAAGATTTTCCAGCAATCTGTCATGTTGATGGAACCTCTCGTGTTCAAACAATTGACCATCCTACGCCAAGCATTGTATACAAGATATTAGAAGCATGGTATGCTAGAACTCGTTGTCCAATGTTACTAAACACTAGTCTCAATATTAAAGGCGAACCTCTTGTAAATACTTGGAAAGATGCTGAACGGTTTAGCGAATTGAATAATGTGGTGGTGTTCTAATGAAAACAGCAATAATAGGTGATAGTTTCACTTATACATATAAGGATACTTGGATTGAAATCGTTTGTAATGAACTAGACTTACAAGTAATGCATCAGGTAGGTCATCGTGGAATGGCACAATATAGAATATATCTTGAGTTTTTAGAAGTTATAAAAAACAATCCAGAGATTGTTATTTGTTGTCATACCGAACATAGTAGATTTTATCATAGCAGTGAAACAATTCATAAATGGTTTTCTCAAACTGATAAAGATATTTCACACTTAGTTAAAAACAAAGAAGTATTGGAAGCATCTCGCCAGTATTATTTTCATCTGTATGATGAAAATTTTTCTCGGTTCACATATGCTTGCATAATTGATAAAATGCAAGAAATATGTAAACACCGCAATATAAAACTTATAAACATACCATGTTTTAAACATAAATTTATAGATAAAAATTATGGACTATGGTTGTCATGCGACGGTGGCTTAATAAACTGTAGTAGAACGGATTATAACAGAGTATATGGTATAGAACAGATGACAGCCGTGCATGATCCTAGATTAAACCATTTTTCTCCAAATGGACACCAAGTTTTAGCAAATAATATTATTCCACATATTAAAACGTATATTACAACTGACCAAAAAACGCATACAGTTTTATTATTTCCTGAACTATTTGCTTGACATTTGGCTTAATTGTGTTATATTCTTATTATGACACAAAAACGTATCGGCTTTTGCTGCAAATGGATTGACACCGTGGATCAACTTGATGGTTTTAAACCCAAGGATGATGCACTCCGCTATAACAACAAGACCACTACGGTAGCTTGGTTAAACCGCCAAACTAAGGCAGTTGCTGAGAAACGATTGTGGGATATCATGGAGCACAATACAGATGCCACATTACGATTGGTGGAGCGTGTGGGAACACTTGCACCGCAATTACGAATGGTACGCCTTAGTAGCGACATATTGCCTGTTTACACTGAGCCAACTTGGAGCCATTTCTGGACTGATAAACACCTTCGTGAAACCATTGCGCAGCGGTTGGCTAAAGTTGGAGAGGCTGCTAAACGTCTCGATGTTAGGGTCAGTTTTCATCCTGGCCAATTTTGCGTCCTTGCTAGTGACCGTGAGGATGTTGTCACCAATTCTATCGCTGAATTTGAATACCATACTGATTTGGCTCGTTGGATGGGTTTTGGTTCTAGTTGGCATGATCACGGTTTTAAGATCAATGTGCATATTAGTGGTAAGGGTGGTCCGTTGGCTATACGAGCCGTATATGCCCGCCTCTCGCCCGAAGCTAGAAATCTCATCACAATAGAAAACGAGGAATATACATATGGACTTGATGCTTGTCTTACTCTGGGTAATATCTTGCCTATCGTTTTTGATACTCATCATCACTGGATTCATTCGGGAGAATACATCTCTCCAACTGACGACCGTATTAAAATGGTCAAAGACAGTTGGCGTGGTGTCCGCCCTTCTCTTCATTACTCTCTTAGTCGTGAATCTATGGGTATCTCTGATGCTGATAGACCTGACCTATCCACACTAATGGAAAGTGGTCACAAGAAAGGTACGTTACGTGCGCATAGTGATTTTATGTGGAACAGCGCAGTTAATCAATATTTAGGTGAACTGTGGAATGACTTTGATATTCAAGTTGAAGCCAAGGCTAAAAACCTTGCTAGTTTTAAGTTGCACGAAGAATTAACAAAAGGAAACTAAATGAGTTATCTGTTTACTAGTGAAAGCGTAAGTGAAGGACATCCAGATAAAGTTGCTGATGCTATCAGTGATGCGGTTTTGGATTTAATGATGGCACCACAGGATAAGTCTTATCGTTGTGCGTGTGAAACACTTGTTACCACCAATCAGGTTGTAATTGCAGGTGAATATAAAGGTGAACTTGATCCACAATTAGTAGATGCTGCCGTTATCAATGTTATCAAAGATATTGGGTACGAACAAAGTGGATTTAATTGGCGCACAGTTGAAATCCTGAACCTAATGCATGGGCAAAGTGCCGATATTGCGCTTGGCACTGATACATTTGGTGCTGGTGACCAAGGTTTGATGTTTGGCTATGCTAGTAATGAAACACCAAACTTCATGCCAAGTGCCATTCATTATAGTCATGAAGTTGTAAAGGCGTTAACGGAGCATCGTAAGAGTGGACGTGATTGGCTTGGTCCAGATGCCAAAAGCCAGATTACTGTTGAATATAATGATGACAGCAATCCATTCCGTATTGACAAGGTAGTTTGCTCTACACAGCATAGCGAAAACACAGATATGCATACGGTTCGAACTCGTGTAGAGCAACTTATTCGCAGTGTTCTTCCTGATCGTTTAGTAGATACTCGCACCGAGTTTCATATTAATCCCACTGGACGATTTGTTATTGGTGGTCCAGATGGTGATACTGGTCTGACTGGTCGTAAGATTATTGTTGATACTTACGGTGGTTCTGCTCCTCATGGTGGTGGTGCATTTAGTGGTAAAGACCCAACTAAGGTTGATCGTAGTGCCGCTTATATGATGCGTTATCTTGCCAAGAATATCGTGGCATCGGGTCGTGCAGATTGGGCAACGGTTCAGGTATCCTATGCTATTGGTCTTGAACAACCAATGAGTTTCTATGTTGAGAGCAATGGTGATAGCCGTGGTTTGACAAAGTGGATTCGTGACAATGTTGATCTAACTCCACTTGGTATTATCAACAAGTTTGACCTATTCCGTCCTATCTATAGTTCTACGACTAATTATGGACACTTTGGCAAAGATGGTTTGCCTTGGGAAAGCGTTGATCTTTTCTAAAATAATATATTGATATGTTTGCTGCACTGCGGTATAAATATATGCAGTGCAGCAAAGGAAGTAATGATGCAACCATACACTGTAGATGAATTAGATTTTATAAACAATGGCGCAATCGCCACTACAAAGGAGACTGAAATGTTTGATACCGATGAATTTATTGATACCGTACAGAACGCAAAGAAGACTATGGTAAAGACTTTTGTTCAGAATGAAACCATTGCCAAGAGCATGAATGCATTTGTTGATGCACAGACTGCGTATACAAAGGATGCTGTTAAGGCAGCAGCAAGTGCGATGGGCGTTATTTCCAGTGAAATGGCAAAGTCAGTTGAAGAAGTTTCTGCTGGCAAGCATTTCAAGAAGATGCAAGAACAGGTTTCAAATGACCTTTATAGCACTTTCTGGAAAGAAGCATTCAAGTATTATACCCCAAGTTACAAATAATTTGACATTTTAATTTAAATGTCATAATATAGATATTAAATATCTACATAGGAGAGATAATCAATGAACACTATTATTGTATTGTTTGGACTTGTTGTTCTTATTGCAGTGATTTACAAGTTACTAAATCATAAAGATAAAACGCCTGATCCATTAGATAAGTTAGAAGCAGATGCTAATGCAAAGTTGGCAGAAGCAGAAAAGGCAGTAGCGGCAAAGATGGACGAAGTATTACATGTTGCTGAAACTGCCGTAGAAACACTAAAGGCAAAAACCAAGCCAGAAAACATGAGTGATGCTGAATGGGCAATGAGCGATCAAAACCCAAATCGTGTTGAAGTAGCACCAGTTGTTGTAACTGTTGACTCACCAAGTGCAGTCATTACGCCAGAAGTAGTTGCAGAAGAAGCACCAGTTAAGAAACCTCGTGCTAAGAAGGCGGCTGCTCCAAAGGCAAAGAAGGCAAAGTAATTAAGAACCTGCGGCATCGGCGTGAGTCCAAACTAAAGATGTCCGTTAAAAAGACCGCTTCACAGCGGTCTTTTTTGTTGACAAACTTCTTAAATGTGATATTATAAATCATCAGCAACTATTATAGGTGAACTATGAGCAATATAATTGACTGTGAAAACATGTTTATTAACATGCGTATGATGACGATGGTAAAACGTTATCTGCGTGATAGTGGCAAGGACAGTGAAGCCACCGTTGAGTTTTATCCTGATGATGCAAGTCCAACTGGTATTGGTTTGATACTTGTTGATAGAAACGGTCATTCTAGAAAAATTAGTAACGATATCATCAATAATTTATTGACGAAAGTATCGTAACCATATATAATAATATCAATAATCGGAGAACAAATTGTCAAAGAACGTATTAGTTACGGGTGGTGCAGGTTTTATTGCTACCCATGTTATCGACCATATCCTTAAAACTACTGATTGGAATATTATCAGTCTTGATCGTTTAGATTTTAGCGGTAATCTTAATCGCCTAAACGATATGATGCAAGATCATAGTCCACAAACACGAGCACGTGTAAAGGTAATTTTTCATGATCTCAAGGCAGAAATTAACCCCCTTACGAAAACTCGTATTGGCAATGTTGATATTATTCTGCATCTTGCCGCTGGCAGTCATGTGGATCGTAGT